ANNTCGCGAGACTCGAAGCAACACTATCTAATTAACGTGAGTGTGGACTACACCACCCTCCAAATGCGAGAACCATCACATGAAGAACAGCAATCCGACTGACTTTCCTTTTATCAAGGAAAAGAAGCATATCTACAATAAATTTATTGATCGGGAAATCACCGACGTAAATGTTGGGTGGGCAACCTTCGTCATTGAACTCCACTCGGACCTTCACCAGGATGATCAAAAGGTCGATGGTTGCTGTGTTTGGGATGAGTACAAGATAAAACTTGAAATGAGTCTTTCAGATAATGATGCAAGGGAGACTATAATACACGAAATCTACCACTGTATGCTCGAAGGGGCAGGTTTAGACGAAAAGAACTTCGATTCGCAACGTATGTTCTTGACGAACGAACAGCTTGTGGTATCATTGTCCAAGCAGACGATGGCTCTGCATAACCTCAACCCTAAACTATTCGCAACGATTTATGCCTAGTTACATTACAGTAGATCAAAACCTGGGTGTTCCTCGACTCACCCGTGAAATTTATGATGAGATCTGTGTTCACATCGGTCGATTGGCCACTGATCCTACTCAGGTCGCTAATCAGATGTGTGAAATTCCGACCGTGTATGCCTATTATTACGGTATCATGATTCGTATCAAGCGCCTTCTCGATGATGCTGAAGAGAACTTTGAAGAGTTCAAGGCTACTACTCGCACTGAAAAGCGAGCCGAAGGCACTAAGCTCACCGCTGTTGCTGGTGAGGACTACGTAAACTCCCTTGAGGAGTCTCAAAACTTTACTTCTGAAATTCGTCATCTCCGAGAGTCTTACGGTTATGCCAAGGGCATCTGTAATACTCTGGATATGAAGAAAGATATGCTTGTCCAGCTTTCCGCTAACAGTAGGCAGGAATCCAAGCTTTACCAATAACTTGTTAGCACTCAATGCAGAAATAGCCCAAGGATAATAATATGGCAAAGACACTAGCAGAACTCCGTGAGTTGCACAAGAACATGAACACCGAGACCAAGAAGAGCACGGGCTCTTCCAATGGTTTCTGGTCGCCTTCGGAAGGGGATAACATCGTGAGGTTCCTTCCCGGTAAGGATGATCCCCTGGATTTCTTCGTGGAGGCTTCTCTTCACGCTCACCAGGATGATCAGGGTAAGTGGAACTATTACAAGTGCCGCAAGACCGAGCAGGAGCGTTGCCCTGTCTGTGATTTCTACTACGATCTGTGGAAGCGTCACAACGCGATGGGTATGGGTCGTGACGACGATAGCAAGTACAATGCTATGGCTCGCATGATCAAGCCTCGCCCTCGATTCTACAGCACTGCTGTGATTCGTAAGCTGCAAGAAGAGGGTGATGATAGCCCTGTGAAGATTCTCAGCATGAGCAAGCAATTGTTCGACCGTGTGATGGCTGCTATGATCAGTGAGGATTTCCAAGATGAGGACGATCCTGATAACAGCACGATCATCGACCTGGAGCGTGGTAACGACTTCAACATTCGTATGACCAAGCAAGGTCAATGGCCTAGCTACGTCGAGTCGTCGGCTAAGTACAAGAAGACTCGTGCTGGAACTCCGTCTGAGGTCGCTGAGTGGATGGAGAATGAACTGGATATCAAGTCCCTTGGAGGGATTGATAGCTACGAGCAGGGTAAGGAACTCGTTATGACGCTTGAAGCGTCTCTGAACCCTGTCAAGACCGAGACCACCTCGGACAATCCTCCGTGGGAGGAAGGAGATATCAAGGTATGATTAGTAAGAAGTTTTGGATTCCAGTAATTCTACTGGCTACTATGTTAACGAGTTGCTCTTTGCTTGAGAGCATGTTTGAAGATAAGGTGGTAACCCTTATTAACAATGTTAAGGTGGAACGCCGGGACTCTGCTGTCCCGGCAGACCTCAACCTTCTTCCTGAGAATGTTCGGGAAACTCTGAAAGAAGGTGGGGCTTCAATCGTGATCGTTGATAAGGATGATGTGATTGATCTGGGTGTGGTTACGGTTGATGTGAACGACCCTAAGGATACCTGGGTCGGAGCAGTTGATGCAGGTCTTACTGTTGCCAATACTTTGTGGCCGGGTATTGCCGCACTGGAGGCCATTGCTCTGCTTTTCTCTCGACGAAAGCGTAAGCACTACGGTAATGCGCTCTCCGCTGCCGTGCCTATGAATGGCAAGATGGAACTGAAGGATGCCATAGTTTCTCTGGGCCGAGCTATAGGTGCCGCCCACAGTTCTAATGCTACTAAGAAAGTGTTCGAGGAAGAAGCGAAGGTGAGCTAAAAAACAATAAGTGTAGCTGAAGCGAATGTTTCTAACCCAGGTCTTCGGATCTGGGTTAGTTTTTTTTATACACAGGACTATAATTCTGCTATGCGGAAATTGAGAATTCTAGTTGTGTATGCAAATCATGGCGGCTGTAGTTACTATAGACAGCTATCACCCATGAAGATGATGGCGGAAGAGCTAGCAGATAAGGTTGAAGTTAGATTCAACGATAACCCCCTTGAGGTTGATCCGGCTAAGAACTACGCTCCGCCAGAAGACAAGCTCACCGATATGAATTGGGCTGACATTGTGTTTGTGGCCAACATTTTGAAGTATGGTGGCCCCTACACTGGTCGCGTGGTCGGTATTGCAAAGAAGCTTGGCAAGTTTGTTCACTTCGATACCGATGATCTTCTCACTGATCTCTACGAAGAGCATCACCTCTACGACACTTATAGGAATAACAAGCTCGATGAGGTTACTAAGTTCTGTTACCACCATGCAGACTTGGTCACAGTTACTCAGGTTAAGTTTGCACAACGTATTAGACCATTTATCGGTAAGTGTCTCGCTGTTGTTAAGAATGTGCTAGACTATTCTTTACCTGCTTGGAATCATCGTAAGACTAAAGCTAAGTTTACTCGCGTAGGGTATGCTGCTGGCATTCACCACAGGGGGGATGTAAAGGTCTTCAACGCTGTCCCTCACCTCGTCAACCAGAAGGTAGGCAGAGAGAACGTGCAGTGGAACTTCTACGGCCACCCACCACCAGATCCTAAGAAGGATAAGAACAGTTGGGAGGCAAAGGTATGGCCTGAGTATATGCAGCAGCTTCTGAGCGGCTTCAAGGGGCAGAAAAACTACAACATCCACTACGCACTACCCCCAGACGCTTACGGGCGTTACTACGCGGATATGGACGTTGCAATCGCTCCTCTACAGATGAACAACTTCAATGACTCGAAGTCGGACATCAAGGTTGCAGAGTGTTCTCGGTATAAAATACCTCTGGTCGCTAGTAACGTGGGTTGCTATGATGAGACTATTATCAACGGAGAGACGGGTTACTTAATTGATCCTGACGCTCCTCGTTCTGAGTGGGTAAAGATTCTAAGTAAACTCTGTAAGGATAAAAAGCACCGTATAGAGCTTGGTCAGAACCTGCACGATAGGACTAAAGATTTGTATGATGGTCGTAAACAATCTCAACTTCGTTACGATCTCTACGTGAAAGCCATAACAGACACAGGACATAAATTAGATGATCAAGATAGTTAGTGGTTGGGGTGGTCCTGGTGGATCTACGGTGGCCTTTAATAATCTTGTTAATTTATTTAATAAGAAAGGGATAGCCTCTTGTTTATACACCCCTACTAAATGGGGAGGTGTTACATGTAAATGGGACAGTCATCAAAACTTGTCATTTAGCAAGGACGATGTTATCATTTACCATTTCATGAAGTTTAACAATAAGCCTCCGGTTAGGAAGGTAATCTTATCATGTCATGAGACTGCTATCTTTCCCATTAAGAAACAAAAGGATCTTATCTACGATGATATTCATTTTGTTTCTAAATTTCAAAAAGAATGGCAGGGGGTTGGTGGTCATGTAATCCCTAATGTTTTCTCAAAATACACGCCAAGGGATAATAAATTTAAAGTGGTTTGCGCTGGGATTATAGGGAGTATAGATACAAACAAGAGAACTCACCAGTCAATTAATAAGGCGTTGAGTGATGGACATAATGATGTTAGGATTTATGGGGCTATCACAGACATGGACTATTTTCACACTGAGGTATTGCCCTTATTAGGTGAGAAAGTCTCTTACAAGGGCATTGCGAGCGATATGCAATCAGTTTACGACACTCTTACAGATGTGTATCACTCACCTGAGCTTGAAACATTTAATCTTATCAAGCCTGAGTGTGAGCACGCACAGGTGAACTACCATGGTGACGAAGGTAATGACACTCAGGCAGAGTATTGGGACGACGACAAGGTATATGAAGCATGGAAGAAATTACTGTAATACTAAACGGCTATAAACGTCCTGAATACCTTGAGGAACAGGTGGAGGCAGTAAGGTCTCAAACTATTGCTCCAAAAGAAATATGGCTTTGGAGGAATGATTGTGTTTGGCCTGTTGAAACGTCGGTCGATGTAGTAATAGACTCATCTAGAAACTTTAAGTATCACGGCAGATTCGCTCTTGGATTGTTGGCTCAAACCAAGTATGTGGCCTTCTTTGATGATGATACGATCCCAGGTAAGAACTGGTTCAAGAACTGCCTGTCTGTTATGCAAGAAAAAGGTGAGTGCATACTTGGCGGAGCGGGATGCATATTGCAGTCTCCAATGTATGTTCAACATATTAGAGCAGGGTGGCCTCAACCAACTAAAGAAACGGTTGAAGTGGATTTAGTGGGTCATGCTTGGTTTATGGAGAGAAAGACTCTTAACAATCTTTGGGTTGAAGTTCCCCCAACACATGAGAATGGAGAAGACATGCAATTGTCTTTTCAAGCTAACATTAGTAACGGCATTAAAAGTTTCTGCCCTCCTCACGATCCTGAGGACCAAAGCATGTGGAGTTCACTGAAAGCGTGGGAGTATGGCAACGATTCCAAAGCTTCCTCAAATGGATCTCTCAAAGCTATACCTCAGTTCTACAAAGAAAGAGATGACATCATAAGTTACTACATGCAAAGAGGTTATAAACCTGTTCTTACAAGATGAAGAATTATAAAGAAGAGTTTGATAAGTTTTTGAAGATGCTCAGTCGAGGGGAGCATTTTGGATTCTCTAGATTCTCAGATGGTGAAATATTCATTCTTAAGAATGAAGAATTGATCCTAGAAGAAAATAGGTTTGTCACAGGGGAAAGGTCTGGGCCTGGAAGATACACAAAAGAGGAGGAGAAAAACTATAACCCAGAGTTACATAAACACATTAGCGACCGTCTGAAAGATTGCTTGTCTGCTAATAAGAAGAACTACTTTAAAGGTCTTTCCTGTAATGAGGACACTGCAATATGTTTAGAAGATGATGTTTTGAAGTATCAAACTTCTTTCACAACGGATGACGAGCACTTAACTTTCTCTAACCTATTTATCAACGCAAATTATCCAAGATTTATGGAGGAGTGTATGCCAATCCTTCAAAAGAAGAATATCGTATTTGTGGCTAATGAGAAGGCAGATCTAAGTAAGCTCGGTCTTAAAATCATAAAAGATTTTAGAATTGGCAGTAATTGCTTTGTTAATAACTACGACTTACCCTCTCAGATTAATGAGTGGATCGAGACCAATGATGTAAAGGATGTTGTATTCTTAATATCAGCGTCCACACTCACTAATTTCATCGTAAAAGATTGTTTCTTCAAGCATCCTGAAAACACTTACTTCGATATTGGAAGCTCTCTGAACCCTTGGATGGGGCTTGAGGGTTGGCAGTATAGTAGAGCATACTTACAGCACTGGGTATTAGGCCATCGTAATAAGTATGGTACTCAGGAGGATACATGGAGTTAGTTGAAGTAGACGAAACTCACTATGAGTTTATTAGAAATTTAAGAATGCATCCTGAAAATATAAAGTGGTTTCTAAATCAATCTGAGATCACTGCGGAGGATCAAGTAAATTATATGGAAAAACACTCTCAAGATTACAGAGTGTGTCTATTATATGGTGAGCCTGTCGGTTATGTTGGCGTTATAAATGATGACATTAGGATTTGCACTCACCCCTCTTTTGTCGGGATGGGTGTGGGATATTTTATGTTGAGTGAGATTAAGAAGCTATACCCATCAGCTACAGGTAAGATACTCGAAAACAACACCGCTAGTCGAAAGTTGTTTGAGAAGTGTAAGATTCCCTATGAGGTGATATGAAATATAAAGACCATGAAAATCAAAACTTAGATACTGCATTAGCAGAAAGAATTCAAGAGTGCTTAATGAGCTACCCCAGACCTAAATCTAAGATGAATTTGGCCGTCGATGTTGGAGCTAATATAGGAGGTTTTGCCTGCTCATTTCACTCCTCGTTTGAAAAGGTTGTCTGTATAGAGGCTAATCCCGACAGTGTGGAATGTCTAAATCATAACTTAAATAAGTTGAGCATCACTAATGTTAAGGTTCATTCTTTAGCCGCCTCAGATGAGCGAGGTAAAAAGATAAAGCTTTTCAAGATTGATGAGGGTGAAGATTCACATTCAGGTAACTGTGGAACCGAATGGGACAAAAACTCATCTTACAAAATACTGGAGGAAGAGGAGGTTGTTACGACTGATCTTGATGAGGTATTTTCTCTATGCGGAGAAAGTTTCATAGATTACCTTAAAGTTGACTGTGAAGGTGCTGAGTATAACTTCCTTATTAACAAGGATCTCAGTAATATCCGATTCATAATCGGAGAGTATCATCCTGGGGTTATTGGAGATAAGCTTGAAAGCCTATGGGAGCACATTCGTAAAACTCACGAACTAAATGTTAGTGATAATCACTTATTCATCGCACAATTAAGAAATGACACATAAGAGTATAAGGCATAATCCTTACAAGATTGTCCAGATGTTTGAAGAAGAGGTCGCAGAGTACACAGGTGCTCCTTTCGCGGTTTCTGTGGATAGTTGCACTAATGCCTTGTTCCTAGCCTGTAAGTACTACAAAGCTAGAGAAGTTACGATTCCAAAGAGAACGTATCTTTCAGTGCCGATGTCCATAATGCACGCTGGCGGTGAAGTCGTATTTGAGGACAGAGATTGGAAGGGCATATACCAGTTAAAGCCTTACCCTATCTATGACTCTGCTAAGAGATTTACTTCGGACATGTATATTCCTGGGACTGCTATGTGTTTATCGTTTCACATCAAGAAACTGCTTTCTATTGGAAAGGGAGGCATGATTCTTACGGACAACTATAGGATGGTTGAATGGCTTAAGAAAGCTCGCTATGAGGGTCGTGGAGAGGTCAACTATAAGGACGACAGCATTGAAACACTTGGGTGGAACATGTATATGACCCCTCAGCAAGCCGCACACGGCCTCTCATTGATGCAAAACTACCCAGAGCATGTAGATGACCTTGCAGAAAATAATGGCTACAGAGACCTTACAGAGTTTCCTGTATTCAAGGAGTGTAAAGTAAGATGAAAATAGCTCTTTGCTTACATGGATATTTTAATTCTTTCTCTGACCCTACTTCTAAAGGGGAGGATGGCTTTGAACATTTAGATAAGCACGTATTATCTAAAGTGGATACCGATGTATTTATCCATTCATGGGATATGCCTAATAAATCTAAAATAGAAGAATTATACAGGGATTATATCGTGAGTTCTGTTTTCGAAGATCAAATTGACTTCACAGACGTTGTTGAGAGAAATAACTTAAACTCATTACCAAGAAACCCTCAGTATGTGCCTCCTGAGACCATATTCTCACATATGTACTCACTCCAAAAGTCTTTTGAATTTGAGCAGTTAGAAAAAGGTAACTATGATATTGTTATAAAATCTAGATTTGATGTTGGTCGAATCAATAGAAGAACAACAAAACCTGGATCTGGTCAAGAGCCTGTTCAATGTATTAATTTTGATCCCTCACTTCTAATGGATAAATTCTACATGGCTTCTTGGAAATATCTAGACAGTGAAGGCCCTGCCGACATGTGGTTCTACTCCAGCAAAGAAAACATGATCAATTTTAGAAACATCTACACTATAATTAAGAATGATATGGTGGCGGGTTCTGAGTTTAATGCGTGGGCAGGCTCTGACGGTAATGGTATGCTCAACACAATTAAAGCTTATAAATGGTTTTTAATAAAAACTGGATTATGGCAAAAAAAATCCTTACTTAATACAACCTGGGAATGAAAAAGTTAATATTATTTGATTTAGATGGCGTTTTAGCTGACACGAAAGAAGTTCACTATAATGCTTTAAATAAAGCTTTAGCTTTGATTGACGAAAAATATGTGATATCTTACGATGAGCATATTGAAAGGTTTGACGGGTTAAAAACTCGAAGAAAACTTGAAATGCTTACTGAGGAGAGAGGACTTTCTCCTAAAGATCATGGTAAAGTTTATGATTACAAACAACAGACTACGGTTGAAGAGTTTTCAAAATTACCCATAGATCAGGACAAAATTAATATGATGAAAGCCCTTCGTCAAGAAGGCTTTAAGTTGGGTTGCTGCACTAATTGCATTAGAAGGACAGCTTTAGTAGCATTAGCAAAAATTGGAGTTATTGAATACTTTGATTACATTTTAACAAATGATGACGTTGTGAATGCAAAGCCCCATCCTGAAATATATTGGAAAGCAATGTCTGAGGCAAAGATTCTACCAGAAGATACTTTGATTGTGGAAGACTCCCCTCAAGGCTTACTTTCAGCTAGTAGATCAAGAGCCGATGTCTTGAGAGTGGATGATGCTTCTGATCTAACATTAGAAAAGGTTAGAAATAAAATTATGAGTAATACTAAATCAATCAACAAGTGGACCGATAAAAGTTTAAACGTCCTAATCCCAATGGCGGGCGCAGGATCTAGATTTTCAGAGGCTGGGTATACCTTCCCTAAGCCATTAATTGACATTAAAGGACAACCCATGATTCAGGTTGTATCCAACAGCTTAAAGTTAGATGCCAACTTCATATATGTTGTTCAAAAAGAACACAGAGAAAAATACAATCTGGATACCTTACTAAATATGGTTTCGCCGGGATGCACTATCGTAGAAGTTGACGGTGTAACAGAAGGTGCTGCTTGTACTACCCTTTTAGCAAAAGAGTTTATAGATAACGACTCTCCCTTAATTATTAGTAACTCTGATCAGCTTGTAGATTGGGATAGTTTAGAGTTCATGTATAAAATGAAATCTAAGGAGTATGATGGTGGTATTGTATGCTTCAACGCAACACACCCAAAATGGTCCTTTGCCAAGGTTGACGACCAAGGATTGGTATTAGAAGTCGCTGAAAAGAAGCCAATCTCTGATAAAGCCACCGCTGGTATCTATTTTTGGAGGAAGGGTTCAGATTATGTAAAGTATGCTGAACAGATGATTTCAAAAAACATTCGTGTCAATAATGAATATTACGTCTGTCCTGTATACAATCAAGCTATAGAAGATGGTAAGAGAGTTAATTGTCATATGGTCGATTCATCAGACATGTGGGGTTTAGGAACCCCAGAAGATCTTGAATATTATCTTTCAAATTACCCGTCATGAGATTTATATTTTATTCTCACAGTGACTACTCAGATATTTGGCCCATAATGTTTGGGCAATCTGAAAAGTATCTTAAACAGTATCCCAAGACATTGTTTACAAATAAAGGGGACGCTCCTGAGGGTTGGGATGTTGTAAAGTATGATGATTCTTTGTCTTATCAAGAAAGAGTTTTGTTTTGCTTAGAGAGTATTGAAGATGATGTCTTAGTGTTTAACCATGAAGATATGTTTCTGTACTCTGAACCTTGCCATGAATCTCTTAATTATTTTTCTAAATTGATTCAAAATGGAGAAACATCCTTCATAAAATTACTACGTGCGGGATACACAGATTTCTTGGATAGTTCGCCTCATAAGGATCTAGTCATAAGTACACCTGACATGGTTTTTACGATTCAACCTACTATTTGCAATAAGAAGGATTTAATGACCATGTACTCTGAAACGAAGGGCGCGACAATATGGGAATTCGAGTCTAATACTGCTATAACCAGCACAAAAAACAATTTTAAGGGTTTGATGGCATATAAGGAAGGCGACAGTAAGAGAGGAATGTATCACTATGATTCCAGCATATATCCTTATGTTGCTACGGGAATTGTAAAGGGTAAGTGGTATACTTCTGATTACCCTGAGTTAGGTAGACTACTAGATGAATACAAGATTGATTATAAATTAAGAGGAGAAACATGATACATACAATAGCACATAGAGGTAACACCAGAGGAAGAGTTATCTCTGAGGAAAACCACCCTCAGAAGATAAAAGAAGTAACTAGAAATCACTATGCCGAAGTTGATGTCTGGTTTAAGGATAACTCTTACTGGCTTGGTCATGATGCCCCTGAGCATCAGGTCAGTTTAGACTTCCTCAGAAACGTTAAATTGTTCTGCCACGCTAAGAACATAGAAGCACTTCATCAAATGCTGAAAGATGATATTCACTGCTTCTGGCATGAACGTGACTATACTAGTATGACCTCTAAGAACTTTGTTTGGAAATACCCTGAGGTTTACAAGGACGGTAAGCTTTGGGGTATTTGTTCGGATTGGCTGTAGTATGATTCTAATCTGTTTTGGGACTAGACCTGAGTGGCTAAAGATCAAGCCTCTTATTGATAAGTTAGACTGTAAGCTCTTGTTTACAGGCCAACATCAAGATCTTCTAAACGAGGTAAATGTAGACTATCGACTTTACCCCGATGCTAAGTCGCACAACTTTAATACCATGCGGTTGAATGCTGTGATGGAAGACTGCCTAGCTCAGTTCCCATCATACGACTCCAAGTATTTTGATTATGTCTTAGTTCAGGGGGATACTGCGACTGCGTTTGCTTGTGCGTTGGCTGCTTTTAACTTGAATCTTAAGGTAATTCACTTGGAGGCTGGCTTGCGTACAAATGATCTAGGCAATCCATACCCAGAAGAGGGTTACCGTCAAATGATCTCCCGTATAGCTTCTATCAATCTGTGCCCAACAACTAAGGCTCTACAGAACTTGAAGCATGAGGGTATTGAAAACGCTCACGTTGTAGGCAACACTGTGCTCGATAACTTGATCAAATACAAGGGGTCTGAGTCGTATGGCAATAAAGTTTTGGTGACCCTGCATCGTAGAGAGAATCATGCGATCATGAGTGAGTGGTTTAGAGACTTAGATAATATCGCTAAACGGTATAAGGGGGAGTTGGAGTTCGTCCTCCCAATCCACCCTAATCCCAATGTATTAAAACATAAGGATATCCTACAGCATGTAAATGTAGTTGAACCTCTCAGCCATGATGCTACAATGAAGCTTCTTACGGAGTGTAAGTTCTGCGTCACAGACAGTGGTGGCATCCAAGAGGAAGCCTCTTTCTTTAACAAAAGAGCCATCGTTTGTCGTAAGAATACTGAGAGGCAGGAGGCTATAATGTCTGGACACGTAGTCTTGTGCTCCGAGCCTAGTGACTTGTATAGTAGTGTAGAGGATATGCTCAAGAACTATCAGGTTGATAGTCCATGTCCTTTTGGTGATGGTAAATCTTCAGAAAAGATTAAAGAGTTGTTAGATGAACTTTAACGAATTCCAGAAAGAGTGTAAGCGAACTGCAAACCCCGACATGGAGTGGCAGCAGGCTAATTTAAATTGGGCTCTCGGCATCTGTGGTGAGGCCGGTGAATACAGTGAGATCATCAAGAAGGATGCCTTCCATGGCAAGGTGATGAACCTCGATAACGCGAAGAAGGAGCTTGGTGACATCCTTTACTACGTCGCTATGGCTGCTGAGAACCTCGGAGTTGATCTAGGTGATATTGCTCAGGCCAACGTGGATAAGCTCCGTAAGAGGTATCCTGACGGCTTTAAGAAGGGTGGTGGCATTCGACACGCCAACAATGATCATGAGGATGACGGGAACTAAACGATACGTCTCTTTCTGAGGCGATCAAGCTCGTAGTCTAACTCCATCGACATGTATTCCATGTCTTTGGAGTATTTTTCTTTATAGTCGTCATTACTATATTCCATCTCGAACTGATTGTTTTTAATCTTTTCAATCTTTTCGAACAAATCATCTTTATC